GCCCCACTGGCGCTACGGACAGTCTGTTAACAGCAAGCTGTTTAAGGACCGGTATGGTAAAGAACATTCATACCTATCGCAACGATCGTCAGCACACCTGTCCTCAGCCTCATCTAAGGCTAAGTTCCACTTAGATCGATGGTTTGATATAAGTGTGCAGATATCCATCGTCTTCCATTCTGGGAGTGTTCTGTCCAAGTCATGAGACAGACCAGCATAAAAGTATGGGTAACCAGGGGCTGCACTCTTAGCAGCTTCGAGCCATTTCTCTGCCGGAATAGCAGAACTGATGACAGGAAGTCCAATAAGGCCAGCGGCAAGAGCCAACTTGACTTTTCTTAACATAACGTTAAGGGACCTCAAAATTGGTGATTGTGATTTTTCAACCTCCTGAGAAACCGGGGGTTGAACAACGTAGGATGCCGATCTAAGGGCCGACTCCGTTAAAGGAGGAAAGCCATAGATCCTGCAGACTACATCTGAAATACAACCAGCCTGATTCCAATGTGAAATCATGCAATTGAGTTTCCAACTCGTTCGCACATGGCTGGCTTTACCTATTGCCTCACTATACCGACGTTGTTGTGGGTTTAACAACTTAGGAGCGGTATTTTGCTCCCACCACAGCACGTAAGCAGCCTTATCTAGTTTTGGGATAGGAATAGAATCCTTTTCCATTCTATCATAGAAGTCTACCAGTACTTCGGGAGACATCCTAGATAAGATATCTTTTCTGCCAAGCCCCCAAGGAACAGGGAGCATGGAGATGGCGTAAGCCTTCTTAAAGATATAGTGAGGGTAGAGTTTCTTTGCAACAGTTTTCCCAAAGACCGAAATTGTGGTCAAAGGGGATTGGCCTTTATGACGATAGATGTTTAAGTCGCCATACATGTCAATCACTGTCCCGCAAAACTCTGCATAGATCGATGTAATGCATTTGTTGGTTGACACCCGGAACCCCAACTCTTCAAGATAATTGGAGGGAAGGGTGACTACATCGTCACCAACAATTGCAAAATTATCCTCAAATTTTTCTTCAAGAAGTTTATACAAGAAGATTGAGAAGAGGAGGAACGAAACCTGAAGACCCATGGGTTGACCCACCGCGAATGTAAACGGTGGTCCATGAGGCTGAGCCCAATAAGAGGGCTGGCGCAGGAAATCAATCCGCGTCTTCATCTCTGGAAAGAGACGTTCAGCGAGGTCTAGTTGCGGAATAAAAGGCAAGAAGTCAGTGGCTTGTTTCAAGTCAGTAGACTTCAACCTTCCGTAGCGAGCGAGCAGTGCGGAGGTATACACTACTCCAGCTGCTTGATCCTTGTGGAACATAAATGGACACATACGATCGGCATAAGCTTCAAGCCGAAAGAAAAGTGGTTCTAAATACCATTGAATCCAGAGATCAGGTGAGTACACGAACCTCATTTTCAACCCACCGTCCTTTACAAGACAGTGAACAGTGCCCCAAATAGGGGCCTCCTTTGTCAAATATCTAACTTTTGGCAAGAGAGGCAGGCCCTGGGCCTTGAGATCACTCCAAGCTTTAAATATAAGCGAAGAGGGATTGGTTGGAAACTCCACAGGTCTAGATTGTGGAGGAAGGGACTTGGCTAAGAAGGGTTTTAGAAAGGGAAATTCTAAAACATCCAAGCGCCCCTGGTAAGGTTCTAATAAAGATAACCGGTGAGCTTCCCAATCCTTTGGAGTAGGTGTTGCTTTATACACCCCTCCAAACTTCATGGCTGCAAGAGTCTTACGCAGCATCCTTCGTGAAGAGGAAGCCCTTTTATGTAAAATCCGGAAGGGTCCCGTGCAATACGGTCCCCGCATCTTTATTGATGGCATCTCTTTTCCTAGAAATAATAGGGAGTACTCTTTCATACGGCGGAGTACCCAAGAGAGACCATGTGTTTGTTCCCAGAATTGGAGTATTTTCACAATTTGGCCAATTTCCCTCGGTCTTACGACAGGGGAAAACAAGTGCCTTATTAACTTCGGTTCAATATACATCGACTTATCCCTAGAGTTAGAGTCAGCTATGAATGCAGGTCCAACTGACCTTCCATCTGGCC